CTTGGGTGCTGCTGCCTGTTTCCCATGCATGTTTTGGTATGCTTGGAGTCCCAGAACAACAATCCCAGCGATGTGTTTGTAGTCTGCTCTTTTGGCCCGAATCTCTGGGAAGTCCCTCAACACCTGCTGGGCGGTCTGATACTCTTTCGTAGAAGGGTCTTTCCACCATGGGAACTCCTTCACCGTCTGAGCGTCAGCTTCTCGCTCAACTAGCAGATATTGTCTTCGTGCTGGCAACTCCAGTTCCCTGCGCCGGAGCGCAAGTTTCTTCATTTGCCGCACTTGGGATTCATCCACATCAGCTTCTTCGCCACTAGGCAGTTGAATAACGCCGCCATCTGGATTCTCCTCGCACCACATCAGCACCTCAGTAGCTTTTCTCCACTCTGCATCCACCTGCTCAACACTCGTGAGCTTGGCAACTGCATCAGAGATATTCTCCTGCTTTGCGACCTGGGCTGGAGCCTGACTGAGCTTGCTCTCAAGCTCCGTGAGTTTCTCCTTGTAGGCTTGCGCTTCAGCAAGGGCAGCTTTCTTAGCGGCAACTAACTTGTTGATTCGCTTTTGAACGCCCTTGGACACATCGTCGCTGGATTCTTCGGATTCTTCTTCCGATTCTTCCTGCGTTTCAGATTCGGATTCTTCAGCTTCGGCTTCTTCAGCCTGCGGCTCTTCCTCCTCCTCTGCCGATTGCTCCTCTTGAGCGGGAGCTTTTGCTTGTCCCTCGTCGGATAGGAACGTGTCTTTGATCATCGCACTAAGCGAATACTCATCGAGCAAACCGACTTGTTCCGCAGAACTTTCTTCCCCCTGTGACTGCGACACAGGTTGTGTTTCATCTTGTGGCATGCTGTTTTATTGCGGTGCAAGAACCGCTATCATTAACCAAGTCTGTTTGTTGTTGCCCAGACTAGCAGGCAATTAACCGCACTATGCGGTCAAATCTGTATCTGTCAACCCTCTTTTTTTAAGGGCTTCCTCTCTAAACCATAGCAAAGTTTCCTTGAGACCATTAGCCCCGTCCGCTCGTCCAGCAGCGTGTGTTCTGGCTTCTCCAGCGGTATTCCTGTCGATTGCAGAGAAAACTTCACGCTCAATATACGAGTCAGCTACAGCCAAAATATTGTCCCATAGCTTGTTCTCGCCAGTGAAGCTGAATGCTAGAGCCTGTTCTTCTGTCATACTACCTGTCTGTTTGTTCTGTTTGTGCTTACCAGTGCTGGAATTATCTTTGCGCTTGATTCCAGGAAATAGATGTTCCTGTTTTCGCTTGGTTTGTTTGGGTCAAGTTCCCAAGGACTTTTTGGTGGCGATGTCAGGAATTTCTTCCATCGAGGCAATGCGTCGTATTTTTCCGCCTCCTTCTTGAACTGCTCTTCTTTTTCAACAATCGGCTTTGCATTGCTGATTTGCGCTCTCAATGCCCTTTTGGCTTCCGTTGAATAGCCCTGCATCAACTCTTCTGGGTTTTCTGAAGTTGCCAGCGTCTTTACGAGATCGATGAATCCTTCTGAAGAAAGCCTGCTTCCCGTCATTCGATAGTGCTCTCGTTGTATCTGCGAGAGTCCAAGAGCCAAGTGCCCTTGGCTTCCCATGTATCCAGCTTCGCTTGTGCTAAATGGACGTATGTACATTTCGGACGGCAACACAGAGTGCATAACTTCGTGCTCTATGGCACCTTTGTATTCTTGCTCAAGGTTTTTCAAGACGTTCTTTGGAACTATATAGCTCTCTAGCAAGTTGTTTCTCCTTAAGTATTCTTCTGTGTTTTCATTCCCTAGATTTCCTGCTTCTTGACTGACGTACCCCATGGCATGGGGCATATACACTTCTTTTTGCTCGTAAGAATACTGTGGAACCGCATTGGGCACAAAGTTTACTGGAACTTTATTAGTCAGAGCATTGTAGTAGTCTGACGTTATTGTAAACGGAACAGTCCGAAGTGCTTGCCAAGTGTCGCTTATGTTTTTCTTTTCATCCATCAACTGCTGGGCGTATTCCCGTGCTGCTGCTATTTGATGTTCTGTATCTGAGCCGTAGTATGTTTCCGCAATCTCTCTTGGCGAGATAAGACCTGGTTCACTGCCAAGCCTAGCAAGCTGCGATAGCGATCCGTTGTTCTGGATTGCTTCCCTTGTCTTTTCGGCAAGCTGCCGAATTCTTGCGTATAGTTCGTTGTCAGCCATTGACTTGATTTACACCCAATCTCCCAATCTGAGCGTTCTGCTGTTGCATCAGGCTCATCTGGATATTCTTCACATAGTTCTCGAACAGAGCCTTGAAGTTCTCGTCCTGCTGCAATGCCGCTTGCGCTTTCGGGTTCTTTGACATGATGTCCTGCACGAACTGCATCTTGGTCTGTGCGGCTGGATCGTTCTCAGCGTAAATAGCCTCGTTGCCTAGCAGCATGTTAGCAATATCGCTCTGCACATCCTTGTACATCTGCTGGCTTGCTTGCGCTTGGTTCACGATAAGCTGGTTCGCCACCTCTGGAGCCACAGCTTGCAGCATCATCTTGGTTAAGGCGTTCTTATCGATAGCTCCGCCAGCATCCATTTGGCTAATGGTCTGCAAGAACTGAATCTTCTTCTGGATGAAGTCAGGGTTCATGTCCTGCACATCAAACCGAATATTGATGTCGAACTCGTTGTGGATAGACGCCAAGTTCTGTGGGATTTGCATTCCGCCAGTAATCGCAGCAATCTCTTCTGGCGAGAGGAACTGAGCGCACAGAGCAAACACTTGCCGGAACACGCCTCTCCAACTCATAAGCCAGTTGTTCACGAGCAACTGCTGGAGCGTTTGCGTTCTCACGGGGTTCACAAGCTCATGCGATACTCCAAAGTACGCGCAGTGCCGCATCTCTACGGCTTTAATCAGGTTGAATGCTGTGTTCGGCTCCCGTGCCGGAGGCTCCATCCATGTGTAATCGTCCCGCTGCGTCACGGGCAGTTGCACCCCTGGGCCAACCTTGTTGATGGCTCCGATGCGCTTGACCACCTTGATGGGCGGCAGCGTTGCGAACGCCGTGTAATCACGGATAGAGTCGTGCTGCGCCTTAATCTCGTCCTGATCAGTCATCGCCAACTCAGGAATCCCACGGCTATCTGCAATGGCTCTGCGGAGCTGTTCTCTGCGGAACTCCACAAAGGGATACTCGCCATGTGCGTAGTCCAGCTTCTCGTAGATAGCCCAGCTTGCGTCATCCTCGCGCCTGTTGCTTGCCGCCTGCGGACAGAACACGGTGTAGTAAATGCAGGGAGCCTTGCCATCCAAGCTCTTCTGGTACGCATACACCACCTCAACCATGTTGTTGTAGTTGACCCCGTTGTAGACGAGCATCGTCGTCGTGGGGAGCAGGTTGATATTGTAGAGCGTGCTGCTTTTGCCAATCTGCTGGAGTGCTCTTTCAACCCAGTTGGGATCCCAACCGTCAGTGGTGATTTTCTCGCGCAGTTCCACTTCGCTCATCCACGTTCTGCGGAAGATGACCCTGCTCCTTTGCAAGTCTGCTGTCTCAGGCGGGAAAATGATTTCATCCCAAGGCTTGAGGGCTTGCACCGTTGGCAGGTTGCGAGAGACGTACTCTTCGTCGTATGAAGTTACGCCTGTCTCAGCTAGCTCCTTAACCATGCGCTTGCATTCGGAGAGGTCAATCCCCAAGGCAGCTTGCACGATGGACGCTGCTACGTCCGGTTGCTCCATAATCAGTATGGGAAGCTGCGCTAACTGCTCGCTGCCTGCTTGCTGCGCTAGCACCATGATTTGTTCCAAGGAAATAGACTGCGGACGCTTGCTGATGTGCTGCTCCCAGCCAACGTAGAATGCTGTCCAGCCGTACTGAAGAGCGTACTGCGCTGCTAGCTCTGCTTCTTTGCGAAGCTCATTCGCCATCTTATTGTCCCTAACCCACTGCATTAAGGTGTAGGCTACGTTCGATAGCCCTAAATCTTGCAGGTTGGACGCTTGCGCTTTGATGTCTGAGCGTTGAAAAGCTGTAACTAGCAGGGCAGATAGCTCGTTGCAGGTGCTGTCCACAAGCCGGAGCCTAACATCGCTTGCGCC